ATATTACCATATGCTTTAGCACGTCTTTTCTACAGAGACGATATGATTTATGGATATGGTTTCTGTGAGACGATGTGGGCTTTTCAGGAAGAAATAAGTGAACAACACAATCAGCGGCTTGATAATCGAACCATTGCTAATACCCGAGTCTGGCGGGTCTCCCCAGACTCTAAGCTCCACGCTGGCTACAGGATCTATCCGTCTGCTACTGTACCGGCTGAAGAAGGAGAAATTGAATCTTTGCAAGCGGGTGATATTAGTCAGCAAACGATCGACGACGAGAGATTCTCGCTAGAACTCGCTGAGCGAAGGGCCGGAATATCTCCACCGATGCAGGGGGCGGGGGCCGGGTCCCAAGGTAAGCGTGGTATTTATACAGCGATGGGTACTTTGTCTGTGATGCAGGAAGGTAATAGAAGGACTGATTTGAACATAAGTGATCTTCGATATGCTCATACCAAGCTGGGAAGAATTCTTTTGGCTGATTATGCTAAGTTTAACGTCCGTAATAATTTGCTCGAAATGTTCGGGGATAAAGCATCGAAGATAACACGAGCTTTGGAAGGTGTCAGAAGCGGTCGCATCGGCTTACCAATTTATTCATCTACAGCATCCGTTAACAAAGAGGTTGAGAAACAGAATTTATTTCTGTTAGTTAATCTAATGCGCCAGCATTATGTCGGCATAGCCCAACTAATCGGACAAGCATCTAGCATGATGACTCCGCCAGAGACCAAAGCATATCTTTTGCAAGTTATTAGAGCCTCTAACATAGTTATGAAGAATGTACTTCGTAACTTCGATCAAGAAGACGTTGATCTCCTTGTACCGGAGCCGAATCTCGGAGGCGGAAATGAACAAGCTGGACAGGCTTCTCCCACAGGCCCACAGATTCCGGGGTTGGTTAAGCCAGCCGGAGGCAGCCTTATTCAATGAGTACCTTAACGATTATAGGAACGAAACATTATCTAAGCTCACTCGTTCTGACAATCCCGTGGACATTCATCGTCTACAAGGTGCTCTCAGCGTGTTGGACTCCATTATACAACTTCGTGGAGAAATGGACAATTATATTAAAGGCGTATCTAGCGGTCAGATGCGGCCGATAAAAAAGGAGGAAGTAAATGCCTTGGGGAAATAAGAAGGAAGAAATACCTGAAGAACTAAAGGATCTCGGATTAACACCTGCTCAGATTAGAGAAGCCGTTTTGGCTAATAAAGATTTGAATCAAAAATTAGCTAATACCTCGACAGAGCTTTCTACAGTCAAAACTACGTTATCTTCAATGGAATCTAACTTCAATCAGACGAAAACGAAGTTGGAAGAACTCGAAGCTAATTCTAAAAGACCCGCTCCGAAGAACGAGCCGAAGGAATACACTTCGTTTATTGACGACGAGAATAGGGCCTTTACAGAACGTCTCGTCGATGGGATGCAACCCGTAGCTCAGGTCGCGTTACAAGCCGCTTCTAATAGCGCGATGCTTCTTGCGAAGCAAAGTCTTCAAGATCAGTATGTAACTACGCCGGGCGGCCGTATTTCTCTAGCTCGCTTGTGGGATAAGTGGTCCACCGAGATTGATAAAGCCGCTTCTGAAGTTAGTCTCGCTACGCGCGGGAATATGCAGACTTGGATTAATATCTTTGACTATATCAAAGGTAAGCATTTCAACGAATTAATGGCAGAGCCGCAGACATTCGTCGAATCGGTTCAGACGAATCAGGATTCTTTGCCGAATAAAGACGATAAGAAACCTGATAAGCTGAACGACGCGGAAGCTGAGACAGTGGCTAAAATGTCTCGATATGGTAAGGGAGTAACCCCTGAATCGTATCAAAAAATGAAACAAACGATTAAGACCGTGAACGTCTAGGATAGGAGAGTTAAAATGGCAATGACCAATCCGCAACAGAATGTAGAACTTTCAGATCCCTTCCCAGGTATTGAAGCGCGCCCGCTTCAGTTACCTGACTTCGTAAACGTAAAGCCTAAAAACCCGGCTATCTCTTTTAGATGGGTTAACAGGTCTGTAGGCGTAGCTGCTTCTACTCAGCGACTTGATGAAATGATCTTCGCCGGCTTTGTTCCTGTTAAGCCCGAAGAGGCTCTTATCCCGAATGGAAAAGGAGGCTATGTATCTGTGCCTCCTAATTTGATTAAGAATGGACAGATTATACGCGGTGATCTTATTCTAATGAAAATAGACCGCTCCGCATATGAAGGTGCTCTTAAATACAACTGGGAACGTTCTATCGTTAGAATGCATCCAGAACGGCAGTTGCAAACTGGAAAGAAACAGCTCGCTACCGCCGTTTCACAGGCAGGAGTCCCTACAGGAATAGGCCGAACTCTTGCAAGTAAACTACAGGCTTTCCGTCCGGGATCTTCGGATAAAACCGCGGATCCCAATTTTATGGCGGAAGAAGACAAGTTACCTTCGGAAAGGAAGGAGGATTAGTGGCATCAAGTGAAATTCATAGTGTTCAGACCGTGTCTGGTAATCAGCCTCGTACCAGAAGATTGGCCGAGGCTGCTGCTCAGACATGGCTTCCTGGCACTCCGTTAGCGTTCAATGCTTCGGGATTTGTTATTCCCTGGGCAGGAGCGCTTCTTACAACCGTCGTTGGCTCTATTATTGGAATATCTAAAGAGGGTAGTGCCAACTTGACAACAGCCGGTGTTGCGCAGCAGCAGACGTTTGGATCCGTACCGAATCAAGCTGCCGCTGTTAACATCTCACGTCCGTTTTTCAATGATGGTCTAACTGGCATTGAAACGGCTGATCCTGATACAATATTTTTAGGACAAGTTGGACCTGCTCAAACTGCTGTACAGGCTCTTGTAGGTACACAGCTTGGCATGACCAAAGACACTGATAATCACTGGTTCGTCGATACGGCAAAGGTGACTATCGGCACTAACACCTGCGTTTACATCGTTAAGCTAGATCCGAATGATCAATCCGCAACACCGCGCGGCGTTTATTTTCGCTTCGTCGTTGGCAACGTACAGCCAGTGGCATAAGGAGAACTGACTACCATGACAATGATGAGAGGGCAGTTCTCACAACTAATGGCTCCGGGTCTTCACGGTGAATTCGTTCACTGGGTCGATACCTTGCAGCGTGAAGAGGAATTTTCTCACATTCTGCATGTGGAGCCCTCCGATAAACCATTCGAGGATGAAGTTGAATTCTCTGGCTTGCCACCTATGCCGTTGAAGCCCGAATCTGAGGCGACAATTTATCAAGATGCTTTACAAGGCGGCACCAAGCGTTATATCAACTTCACCTACGCGCTCGGCGTGCGAAGCAGTTTTGAACTGTATGAAGATGACCAATATGGCATCATTATGCAAGTTCCGAAAGCTATCGCTCGCAGCGCGCATTTTACGAAGGAACAGAATGCCTGGAATCTTTTTAATCTAGGCTTCACAACTCAGGTGACGGCCGACGGCGTTTCGATCTTTAACAACCAGCATCCTTTGTTGGGCGGTACAGCCGCTACTTCGTATGGACCTGGCTTGACGAATATTATTAGCGCCGCAGGTACTTATCCTAATAGACCGGCTACAGACGTTGACATTTCGTTTACGGCTATTCAGTTGATGATTAACATGTTTGAACGACTTGTCGATAGTCAAGGCTTGCCTATTTCGATTAAGCCTCGTTACTTGATTATTCCTCCTGAACTAAAGTGGATAGCACGCGAAGTTCTCGGGTCTCCACACAAGCCGTACACCGCTGATAATGAAATTAATGCGCTTATTAAAGAAGACTTACAGTACTTCGTATGTCATTATTTAACTAGCGCCAGCGCGTGGTTTGCTATTACTGAAAAAGAGGGTCATTGGTTGAAGTTCCTTGTTAGGAAAGAACTGGATGAGGATTTCTCCGATGATTTCGATACTTTCAGTATCAAGCAGCTTTCGAGAATGCGGTTCGCTATTGGTGGCACCACGTGGATGGGCACGTGGGGCTCAAACGGGCCGTAAGTTAGGGTAGCCTTCCAAGGAGGCTTTATGCCCGCAACTAGTCATTCAGGTAGAGGCATAGCACCATTCCATGATTGTCAAAGATGCGGTTATACTTATCGTGTAACCGAGTTGAAGCGACAACTTGGCTTGATACTATGCCCTACCTGTGTAGATAACACGATTGCTTGGCAGCGTCCTATTCTGATAGCTGATAAGCTATCTTTCGTCGCAGACGAAGAACTTCGGGTAGCGGATATTCTAAAAGAAAATTTGTCGGATGATATAAATGCTTTATCTTCTTAGAGGCAACTAGCCGGTTTAGACCGCGAGTCAGGAGGACTCAATGCCACATACTCAATCAAGGTATCAACAGGATTTGGGTTTCACAGATGGTCGAGTTTTTGTAGGTCCAGGGGATATATTAGTAGACACAATAGCTCAAGTAACTGCTGTTTCTGGCACTAGGAACGCTGTTGCGAATTGGTCTATTAATCACGTAGCCGGTGCGAATACAACTAACTATGCGATAAATCTTACCAACGTTATTTTAAGACGTTCTGGATTTGGTGAAGATTTACAAGAGCAATTTGGAGGGACCGGAATCCCTGCATCGGCTCAGCCGCAGGTTTATAGACCTGATGTTATTCCGGCTATGTCTGCTGCACAGCAGTTAACGCCGAGAACTGCGTTGAAGCTAAAAGGCATAAAGCTCCTTAGCTTTGATGTTATTTATGTTATTGGCGTAGCTAACCTAACTGGTCATACCTGTAGAGTAGATCAGACCAATTTCTCAAACAACGTAGCTATCGCTCCAACTGTAGTTCTCGCTACCGGGGCTAATGGTCTTCAGACAGTGGTACAGGCGAATCCGTATGATACGAACGTGGCGCTCCCTGCGAATCAACAGATTTATCGAAACGTAATCGACTCGCAACTTTGGATAGAAATAGCCTCGATAACGGCAGCCACTTCTACGTATTCGCTTTATGGACTAGACTGCTTAGTAGAGTATAATTATAACTAAGTCGGAGGCTTAAATGGCAGTTCAATTCTGTATAGTATGCGGTCGTGCGTCGAACAGAACTTGGAATAATAACAACGTTTACGGAACAGCGTTTGTTGCTTGTGATTTTCATTCGCAGAATGCAATTCAAGCTGCCGTTAAGAGTGGTGGCTCGGCCGTTCCATCTGTTCAAAACATACCTACTTCGCATCATGAGAGAGGCAATTCATAAGGATATAGAATATGAATCTCGCATCAAATCCTTGGTCTTTTACCTCCACTGATGTTCCAGCAGTAGTTACCGCTGCGGCGTCTCCGACCGGAATGGTACAGCAGGGAGCTACTCTAGGACAGCCTGGACTGGCGTCTGTTTTACTAACAACGACAGGCGCTCATGGTCTTTCTGCGGGTCAGTATATAACCTATATCGGCGATACTAACGGTCGTTTTCAAGGTCTTTATCAAGTTATCGCTGTTCCGACTGCTACAACTGCGTTGTTGGCGAATATCTCAAGCCCAACTAAAGGATCTCCTTTTAACACTGTCTTGCTGCTTCTGGCGGAGGCTCCGTTTTAGTATGTCAGTGGCCGTGGATGATTCGTGCAGAAGATATATCTGTTCTGGCTACTGGTGTACCAGGTGCTACGGCTCTATCACTTCTTGATAGAAACGGCAACCCGACATGGACCTTTATTGGAGTAGCTACTGCCGAGGGCTTTCAAGCCCAAAATAGAGGAAAAGTTCTTTGGACAGATGGTCTGACTTTACAATCAATACCTGTGAACTGCACAGTTCTGGTGACAATTAACTAATATGGGAAAAGACCTATCCGAACTCGCTTCTTACATGCAGCCGTTAGTCGAGGAACTTCTCTCGCAGGCTACGGCTGCAGGCATAGAGCCTGTTGTCGTGGATACTGGGCGTTCTATGGAGGAGCAAGTCGAGAAACTAAGACTAGGCGTTTCTTGGACTACTCATTCTAAGCACTTACCACAGCCTCCAGAAATGAAAAGCGAAGCTATTGATATAGTTCCTAGAATATGCATGTCCATGAAATTCTGGGGCTGGAATGGTACTATCGAGAATAGTCATTCA